TCCGTCTGTATTGTTATCCCCTCTAAGTCTGAAGAATTTGGATAAAACAATTCCGGTGTTGAAAATTGAGTAACAGATTTTATTCCTCTATTTTTAAATTGGTCATTATAACTTTCGTCATTATTTACCACAATGTTTCTATATCTATATCTTGAACTCATAATATTTTACCTTCATATATTGAACCAGGGCATCTCATCTTAAAATAAGGACCCTGCAGATATTGCCTCCGGGCTCCCTGGTATTGCTATATTACTAGTGTCAACATTATTGCCGCCAACGGTGCCCGGGCCACCAGCGGTATCATTATTTGATAACCCTGTGTTAAACGGCCAGTTAATTCTATTGTCTTTTGCAAATTTACCGTCATACCAGCCAACTTCGTGCTCGTGAAGGACGTTAAAAGTAATTTCTACACCATATTCAATTGGTAGTTTTACTCCAGATACTCCGATACCTATATTGTTACCCAAATCTCTTCCGTTGGTTATTCTAAGAGATGATATAAAACCAGCCAATCCTTCAGCTCTATAGTCTCCTATGATATCCCCGTATTTTATTCTAAAATAAGGAGGAGTTTTAATAACACTGGTGTTTTGAGTGCCTGTGTCAATATAAGAAGGGTAAACGGATTGTTTTAATAAGTTTGCAGTTATAGTATTGTTAGAAACAGCTTCTTTGCCATTTAAAACTTCGCTCTTTATCATCGTAAAAGTAATTGAAATACTTCTACTTGTACCAGAGTACGTACCAATTTGATCTAACCTTCCATATCCTGCTGATGCTCCTTGCATACTTATCGAAACATTGTCAGTTATATTTAAATTTGCTGGCTCTATCAAAATTATAAAAGGAGATTTGTTATACTTTGTATGGATCGCTTGGATCTCTAAAGGTTCAACATTCCCATCCAAGCCAGAGTTAACTAGGCCGGCGCTTATTGAAGTTAATATTTGTTGTCCTGTTTTTAAAAAATCAACCATTTATACTATTCCTTATGTACCAACTTTTATTTTCTGTACTGCAGTAACTCCTGCTTTCTTCATGGATTCTGCCAACGCCTCGGTGACTTGTGGAGAATTAAATGCAGTAACCAAGGCCTTTACTATTTGATCAGTAAATCCAGTTACGCCTTTTTGATCAAAATCTTTAACAGCTTGAGACATTTTTTCTCCAGCATCACCAAAGCTTGTTGCAATACCCGCTACAGCATCTGCGGAGTCTTTTGCTCTTCCTTTTAAAGCATCAAGCGTTGATCCTAACTCACCTGAAGCTTCAGTAACTCTTGCATCAAATTTTGATAAAACCTCAGTTGGGTTAACATCGCCTAACAAAGCGTTTCTAACTAGACCAGCCAGGGGCCCCTCTCCTTCTTTTGCAAACGCCTGCGTGGTTATTGTAAATTCTTTTAAAGCCTCAACTAAGGGTAAAACTTGTTGCTGAAAATTGTTTTCGGTGATATTCTTATTAAATTCATCTAAAGCTTGCATCCCACCGGTGCGGACTCCACCGACATCAGCACCAACTAGCGCGCCTTGAATTGGAGCCTGTTGTGCTTCAGCTACTGTTCTTTGTCCCATCGCCAGCTGGCCTAATTGTTCAGGTGATACTTGCGCTCCGGCTGCAGCTTGTGATTGAGCTATGGCTGCTCTAATCGCTGTGCCACCGCCAGTACGGGCCCGAGTTAGTAAATCTGTAATTTGTTCTTCTGTGAATTCTCCACCAAGCGATTGTTGCAAAATAGATATTTGCTGACCAAACTTTACACCGTCTTCTTCAATATTGAATCGGCCTTCATCTATAGCATCGGCTACCTCACCCAACACCATTTCTACTCGTTCAGAGGGTTTTGAGTTTACAAAATCATTTAAATCAAAGTTAATACCTCTGAGCACTGTGCCTAAAGACGCACCCAACTGCGCCGCTTCATCAAAACTGACTAAGTTTTTAGTAAATACACCTCCGAGGCTAACACCAAGTCTTTCAGAAAGTGTGGCTAGCCTTGCTGCTTCTTGACCCGCATCGCGCCCTAGAAATCTAAACTGACTAAAAAACTTAGTATAGGATTCGCTAGCTTGACCGAAACTTTGATTAGTATTTTTAGCGAAAGCAGCTATTGAAGTTGCGTATTCATCTCTAAGTTTTTTATTTATTTCATCAATTGAATTAGATTGTGTGCCTATTGATTTAATAAAGTCTTTAACATCTTTATCTGCTGCACCTAATGGGCCGGTTAAAAGTAAAAATGTTTGAGCTAAATTTTGAATTTGCGTTTGATAATCGGTAGCGCTAAGGTTTGCTCTAAGTCGACTGAATGGCTGATCAAGACCTTGTAGTTCTTTAACAGCTTTTGCAATCTCTGCTGTGCTTTGACCAAGATCTCCAAAAAGACTTACACCGGTTGCCTCTCTAAAACCAGCGTCGGCGCCTTGAACACCTTCTGTAAAAAATTGTGACCCTTGGCCTAGCGGTCCAGAACGAATGTTTGCATCAATCGAATCTAGTATTTTTTGAATACCTGCACCAAGCTCTCTACCTAATGGCTTAAGAAGAAACTCACCAGGATTTTTAATGCCACCTAAACCCTCAGTTACTTTTGTTTGACCAAGTGAATTTGCAATTCCTAAACTAATTGCATTGGCCAATATTGAGCCGCCGCCAGCGCCGGCTATACCAGTGCCTAATGATTCTGCTGTTTTTGTATCAAGTGTTATTGTGGCATTATCTATTGATATAGTGTTGCCACCTCGACCTAAATCTAATTCACCGGGATTGGGAGCCATGTATTAATTAGAAGAAAATTCATTATTTTTAGCTTTTTGCTCTTGGATTTGATCAATATACTTTTGTACAAACCAATCTCGCAAGGCTACAGGTAAGTTATATAGTTCTATAAAGGACCAATTATAATTGTTTTTTATATGAAAAAACGTCTCATATACGTTTTTAACGTATTCATGCGTCAGGCCAAAAAAACCTTGCCGTAATAGGCAATCTTCCCTCCTTTACATGACCACATGAGTTACACTGTATGCTTATGGCAAGATCCACATCTGGTTTTGTCTTATTGTATGATAATTTGATTTGTCGAACATCTTTAGAGGGTAAGTTTTCAATTGCATTTAAAAATTTTAAACTACCGTCATTTTTTTCACCGTTAATTGAATATATGATTGATGAAAGAAGAAGCATATTGTCGCCCATGGGAACGCCCATTTTTGATCTTCTATTATTTTCTTTTTCTATCCTGCTGATATCAGCGATGTTAAGTTGTTTTAATTTAATTTGAAAGTTTGTTTTTTCTAATCTTATCGAGATTAAACCGTTAACAAAATCTTCATTATATGTAAGCTCTTTAGTTTTTAAACTTTCTAAATCATACTCAATTTTATTTAAATTACCACACGCAGGGCATTTATCAGAGAAGCCATATTCACTACCATATGCGCTAATTCTAGCGCTTATCAATATTGCGTTTTGATCTCCAGGTAAAAGGCTGTTTGCTTGAACTTGTTTATTTATCAAAAGACTATTAACTAAATATTCCAAGACAACACCTTTTTCTATTAAAGCTGTAGAAGTTAAAATGTCCTCTTCTTTTGTTGTCATGTGTTTTATTTCAACAAATTCTTTATCGTGAAGTGGGTGATTTTCAGGATAAAAAAGACCTTTACTTGGTAATTCAACCAACTCTGTTGGCACTACGTAGTGCAACCCTTCAGCTACGGGTTGTGGAGGACTAGCTGCAGAGCCAAACCTATCTTCATTATTTCTCATTATTACCTCTCTAGAGTGTTATATTGCGCTTTTTTCATATCTAAAATTATTATATTTTATCGTTAATCCAATCTTAATTAATCCATCTGAACCGTAACCAAGACCATCTCCGAAAGTCGCTCCGACAATAATTGGATCTTGCATTGTATATACACCAGCGACAAATGGATCTAAAAACTCAAACGCTGTGGTGGCCGCATCAGCTAGTCCACCTAGTACCCCTGCAACACCACCACCGCCGACTGCTGCTGCAGCTGCATTTCCAATTCCAGATACTGCCGCATTAACTAAAGTTTGTTGTTGCTGTTTTGGCTCTGGTAATATTTCTAATATTCTAAATGCTGGAAATCTTAATTGTTCCCTTGCTGGGCCAATATCATTTGACGCTAGCGTATAACCGCCATCAGTTAATATTTTATACAATTTATCAGCTTTATTTAAATTAGAATTAGGAAACTCTTCGTGCGCATCAATAGCATTAACCGTTACCTGGTTCAAAGTATAGCCTGTTTTATAATGGTTCTCTGTTTTCAATGTTCCGTTCTTAAGAATTCTAGTTACGGTAGTAGAGTTTGGTGTACTCTGAGGTTTCTGAAAACTTTGAATTAAGAATGGCTGTATAAAATCAATCACACCAATTAATTGATATGGTCTTTTTGGTTCTATATAGCCGGGACCAGTTGAAGACCAAAAATAAGACATTTATTTTCCTTATGAGCTTAACTTTTGAAGGCCACCAGAACCATCATAAACTATGTCACCGGTATCGCTAGTGGTGTACTCAGCCCAATCGTAAGTAATTCCTAGAGTTAAGTTTAAAATCGAATCCTGACCATAATCTAATGAATTAGAAAAGTCGACACTCTTTATAAAAGCATTCCACAAAGTCCATTCTTCTACAATTTTTGGAGCAACATTAGCAACAGGATCTCCAGCATCAATTTGCTGAATTCTTGGTTTGTTTAAAGCGTTTGTAGCTCCTCTTTTTGTAAATGAAAATTGAGGACCATAATTTGTTTGAGAAGCGTATCCCCAAAAATCATTTGGATGAAGGTGACTAGGTAACTGAGCTTCAGTTATAGAATGAGTAGCAACCGTTTTTTGTTTATCTTGTGCGTTAGTAAAAGCTGTTCCTACTGTTCCTTCATTAGTTCCACTGCTAGGAAGACCAACAATAGTTCTACCTCTTATTGGTGTGTATTCAGACCACTGTGCAG